AACCTGTCTGGCCCCCACTGAACATAACTCTCTGGATGAAAGCTGATACCATACTCCTCAGTTCTCGCAATCTGCGTACCCAATATCTGTGGTATTGATGCAATAGCTCCTCCACCTGAAGAGTCAGAAATTAAGTTCTTGCTTGCAAGTACATAAGATATCTTATCTTCCTGTAGTACAAGCACATCAGTCTCACGACCATCTAACACGTAGATTGGTCCGAATGCTACCTCAAGATACTTGTAGTTAAGTAGTCCTAGATTGAACTCATTTAGCTTATTAACATTTGATTCAAAGTTATACACACCACTGTATGTAATGTCCGCAAATCTTCTAATCCGCTTATAGTCTTGAGCAGCCACTGCTGTAACTCTGTTACCAAGCGAAAGTGTTCTGCCAATAATTGAATCTAGAATCTTGTAGCTCTCAGCTCCGTTACCAAAGCAGAAGCAGTTAAAGAAGTTGGTATCAATTATAGCAGGAACAGAAGATGTTTGATTCTGTAAGTTCCCAACATGGTAACCATTTACAATAGGAAATGATAACTCGTTCTCGAAGAAAATATCTGGAGATGCGTCTATTGGCTCAGTCTCAAATATGATTACGTTGTCAGCTCTAAACACATCAATCGTAGCAATTATACTAGACCTTCTTCCTGTCCTATAAAGCTCACCATTACATCTAACTGTTCCAGACATAACAAATGTCAACTCATTAGTAACTGTGTCTCTAGCGAATCGATACTTGTTAGTACATGTTACAGGAGTTGCAATAGCACTTGTTGCTGGGCCTGTGCTATAATTATAAACACCTAACTCATCACCTAAGTACTCATTCTCAATCTCACATCCATCTCCACCAACATCCTGAATGCCTTGGTCAATAATAACCTGAACATTATCTCCATCAAACCATTCCAACATGTTGTCATAGTTTGCAGATGCAATCATGTTTTTTTCTAGGGTATATATCCTAGTCTCACAATTACCATTACCCTTACCTACACCAAGTCTTTGGAACTTAATGTTCATCTGAATTCTACTACCGGCAGGAACAGTATAATCTTCATACTCCCACGTTGGATTATCAAGGTCATATCCAGCCCCCCTCCTAATATTCATCGGGTAGGCTAATTTAGGATACGCTCCACCAGTATTTTGATCTACCTCAATTGTTCCCGGAGATACAATAGAGTCATAATCAGTTACAGTAGAGAAGTTATTTGGATTAATCTTGATGTATACACCAGCTGGAACATCTATATTCACACTTGGATCAGTAGGGCTTGGTATCTCAATAAACCCTTCTACCTGAGATTCTTTTTCAAGCACAGTAGCGTAAACACATCTATTAGTAGGGCCGTTCGTATCAGCTTTAACTATAAGTCTATCCCCAGCTTGTACCTTTCTAGCGTTCTCACCTTCAAGAAAGAAGTAAACATTGTTAGTTGCTGGATCATTGAAGAAGATACTGCTATAAATAGTATCGTATGTATCCTCATCTGGCTTGATAACAAACTTATATCTTGTTGCCCAAAATGGAGGCTTCTGAGCAGTTGGTATAGTTACTTGAATTGAGTTCTTATTGTCAGATGCCGAGCATGGTATATGTACAGTATTGTTTGGGCTTACCAAAGCGGTTGTTGACCTATTAAAGTCATCCATATATACAATACCAACTTCATACCCCCTATTACTGTGTAAGCTTCTAGGTGTATTTATCTTCTGATAAAATGCCTCAACAAAAGTGTATGAGTAGTACTCCCACACGCTTGGATTAGGAGAAACTGTTGGATCAACATACCTCATCGTAAGCAGTTGCAATCCAACCTGTGTACTGGCAGGAGTTGTAATTATACCAATGCCCTCGCCAGCAAGATTGATACCACTATCAGTTTTATTTAATACGCCCAAGTTATTTGAAAGGGCACAGTTAAACTGATCAGTAAATGTAGTTCCATCGCAAGAGTCAACTACAGGCTCAATATTACCAGTTACCCCTACAGCCTCCTGAAATTCCAAACTACTTGCCAACTCATATACTGAGTTGTAGTCCTTAGGTAGTACAAAAGAAAACGTAAGGGACACATTGCTATTTGTCTCAGGAGGGAATGATGGCGCATAACCCGTAAAAGAATAATGATCAAAAGTAATGTCTATGGTAATAGAAGATCCTGTTACAAGTTCTAGTCCATCAAGTTCCAAATAAACCACAGAGTCAGGAATAGACTCAAAAAATACAGGAGGTATAGCACCAAAATTATACAACCCAAAGTCAAATGAGTCACTAATATCAATATTATTTATCTCCTCAGATACTAATGTAGTAGAGTACTCTAAGTCAACTGGATTACCATCAACATCTATCATGTCATAACCCTCAACATAGTTTCCATACATTAGTCTATTGCCCATAATAGTTTGAGCCTTAGCTAACAATGGCACGTTATCGTACAGCCTAGCTAATTCGGTTTCTGGTAGTACGGTAAATATCTTGCTGTTTGTAAACGTAAATGTTTCATCCTTATTGTCAATAAGACCTAAATCAGCCTTGTTAATCTTCTCAATAACTTTAATAACATTACTTGTAGTCTCTTTAAATAGCAAGTCAATTCCTTTAACAAGAGGGCCGCCAGTATTATAGGTTACAATTGCAGTGTTAAACTGGTTCTGCATCCCATCATTTAAGTAGCTATTAATGCTAAATTTAAAATCCTTAGCTTGAAATGCAGGAGCAGACCACTGAGATGTCGCTGAGTACTCTCCATCTTCATACTGATATCTATAAGCAAAGCAAATAAACCTGCTCTCCAAATAGTTTTCCTGATCACCAGTATTGATAAGTGTTACGCTGGGCGATTCTACTGGCGGTTTCTTAATAACCAGTATAGACTCAGCGCTAAACTGGTCAATATTCCCTACAGGATCTGGATAGTTCTTGTCTAGATTAATTACTCTAGGCGGATTGTAATCGTCTGTAAAAAATAATAGGTTGTCAATAATGTTAACCCCAGTAATTAAATAGTCTGGATTAAAGTTCAGCGTGGTGATAGCTCCTCCACCATCATTGATACTAATAACGTGGTACGTTAGTATGTTATTGTATACATTGAAGGACACAATAAGGTCGAGCTTACCAGTGGCACCGACTCCAAAGTTTGAGTCATGAATAAACCAGTATACAGCCTCCTTACTACTATCAGTTATAGTACCAATACATCTAGCAGACGCACTAAGAATTGTTCCGTCAATATACTTTACTGTCGTGAGCTTGCTATTGCCCTTAGAGTTTTCAATGACACCAATCTCTGAGTTTTCAGTAGAGCCCATGCGAATGTTAAGAGCATCAATATACTCCCCATCAGGAACAAGTCGCTCATCAACGACTTTATTCATTCTGCCAGCTATGAAATTCCTTGTAATATTCGCCATATTATTTCAACCACTTATCCATGCCACGTAGATTCATTAATAGTCTACCCGGATGAATGTTGCTTATTCTTATTTTAGCATTTCTTAAAAGAGCAGTCTTCTCTCTTCTAGCACGATTCACAATATACTCCTGAACTCCAAGCTTTGCATTTAATATTTCGTACTGAATGTACGCATAAATAAACTTTTCAAATAATTTATTCACACTAATAATCGAGTCATCCCCATTCTCCATACCATCTGATATGTACTCGAGGATAACTGACTGGCCGTACATGTCCGAGTTAAAGTTAATTACGCCACTCTTGGTGTCAATATTAAACGTAGGGTTGAAGTTAGCAGTCTCAGTATTTAAGCCATACCTCTGGCCTAACCCATACTCAAAGCACCAACGTCCATCTCCCAAATCCCATCCCTCCTGTCCATCATATCTACTCTGAGGATTTAGGTATATGTTCTTTTTTGTTCCAGCCAATCTTTGCAAATCAATCTCTGAATACTCAGGAGACAACGCATAACCTTCCTGATCAAAAAGAATCTTTCCGGTTTGATCCTGAAGATAAGCTAAAGATGTAAGTGTCTGAATGTTTTCAGTAAGTGGTCTCAAGTATCCATCCTTGTATAGGTTTACTCGAACCCAGTTAACATAGTCAGATGGAAGTATATATTTTAGCGAATCGTTTACCGTTAATTCAAGAATTTTTATTTGCTTAAAAGCATCATAGTTTAGTTCCTGTATTGCTCTCTTAGCGTGAAACAGAATCTTATATCGCTCTTCATTATTTACCAAAGAATGATTGCCAGAGTACATCAACAAGAAGTTGTTGACAATATCCTTCAGGCTAACATACTGATAAGACCCCCAGTTTTTATCAATAGGCTGGTTACCTTCGTTTTCGTAATACTGGTATTGACTGATGTATGCCATGATTATACAGATTGTTTTTGTTCCTCAGCACCACCAAACTGCACCGCCTCAATCTCACGAATAGACATGCCAGCATACTGAAGAATCTTTGAAACTAATTTTATTTCATCTTCGATAGGTACCTCGAAGTCTTGGTATCCTAAGCCAGGGGATTGATTAAACACAGGTTCGCCATTAGTCAATGTAGTATATGTCCACTTAGGGTCCTTTGGATACCTAAAGTAACTGGCATCGATTTCATTAGCTAAGTTAAATGTAGTGGGATATACCGTTAGTATACTTCCCTCCTGTGTATAAGCTGGAAAGTTCTCTGTAGGCGCTGTCAAGTTAGAGTTTACTAGCATAGTAATCTTTCCATGAGTAACCTTCTCAGCCTCAGCTTTAAACACTCTAGTAACCCCTGAAGCATCGTAGCAGAGAATCTTATTGATCATGAAATAATCAAAGCCAGTCGTAGTTACTGACGGCAAATAAAATCTATTTGTAGCTGGAGAAACTTGAGTAAGTGTAGAAGTTGTTGCGAATATTTCGATTGCTTCTTCTAATGCTTTCTTCTCATCGGCATAGTCTGTACCAGATACACGAGCGTTCTCCTTGTTAATCAAGTTGTTATACCCAGAAAAATACTCTTCAAATATTTCCATCTGTGCCTGCTTGGCAAACAGGTTAAAGTCAGAAGGTGATATGTATCCGTAATTATTCTTGTTCAGAATTGCCAATACGGTATTTCTATTTACAAATATAAACAAAAAAAAAGAGGGTGTTATTACACCCCCATTTTTAACATCTATCTATGAATAAGTCAAACAACATTACAAATCTAAATTATTTTCTAACATTTTCAAAACAGTAATTCCCTCATCTGTCTTTAAATATTCAGCGACACAGAAGTATGGGTCCTCACCGAAAGGAACAGTCAACATCTTTCTCTTATTAGATCCAGTATTAAACCAAACTTCCTTCTGTCCATTTCTAAAAGTCAATAGTTTATTCTCAAAGAACACATGCACGTTTGACTGCAACTTAAGCATTGGATCGTTTAGCAAGTTCAAGAATCCTCTTGGGTCTCTCTTGGCATAAATCAATACGTCACGCTTCAACTCAGCAGTCGTAAATCTATTAGGGTCCTTGTTGAA